AACTGTTTTAGCTGAGATACTGCTTACTGCGACTACATTTGGATTTGCCATTAAAAAACTCCTTTATTATCCAAATACCATTGCCATAGCAATTGCTTTACCAGTTGTTGCTTTAGCGTCTAATTGTGTTTGTATTCCTGATGTTACACCATTTGAATGATTTAACTCTGCTGCACTAGATGTTATTGCTACACCACCTATTTGTAAAGCAGTTGATGCATTTATAGTAGGAGCAGTTAACGTCCCTGTAAAAGTAGGGCTTGCTAATAAAGCAATCGTACCTGTAGCATCAGGAAATGTAATAGTTCTATCCTGTGATGGATTAGTAAAAGCTACTGTAGTGTCATTACCATCCTCACTAGAACCTTCTACAGTAAAACCTGCATCATTAAGATGTAAGCCTGTTACAATAGGACTTGTAATTGTTTTATTTGTTAGTGTTTTACTTGTCTGTGCATAGTATGTATCAAGTAAGTCTACATCAAAATACTTTAATCCAGTAGCTGAATTATCGTACATAAGTATTGCATCATTGTTTGCTACTGCTGTAGAAGTGTCAGGACTAATTGCTGATACATCTGCTACAGTATTAATCTCTGCACCTGTAGCATTAAGACCTGTTACATTATTAGCAGTTGCGTTTACAGCTTGAATACGAGCTTCTACTGATTGCTGTGTAGGAACTAATGTTGCACTATTAGAAGCCATGTTATCTTCATCAACAAAGCCTGTAATAGTTATAGTTCCATCTGATAAACTACCATAAGTTACAGTACCTGTCGTAGTGATTGCAGATGAGCCATTATTTATAGCACCAAACCCACTTGAGATGCTGCCACTATTCAATGCACCTACTGTAGTTACATTACTCAGAGTATCTAAAGATGTCTCCATATATGTTTCAAAGTCAGTAAGGGCTACCTGCTTCATAGTCCCTGCATCATTAACTACGACTCTGTCTGCATCAGCAAGTGTAGTAGATGTAGCAGAAGTGTCACCATCTATGATGTTTAACTCTTCAGGTGTAGCACTAATTTGAGTAGTACTTACTGAAGCTAGTACAGGAATAGTACCGCTTTGGTTAGGGAGGTTGATTGTACGGTCTGCTGTAGGATCTACAATAGTAAGTGTAGTTTCGTGGTCATCAGGAGTAGCGCCTTCAAACACAACAGCATTCTGTGCATTCATAGTAACAGTATCTACTACTGTGGTAGTTCCTCCTACAGTCAAGTTACCTGTAATAGTAAAGTTACGAATACCTGTGTAGTCTTTGCTTGAGTCTAGTATTACAGCTTTAGATGCAATAGCAGTACCAACTGCAGTACTTCCTAAGTCTAGTGCGTTAAGTTCACCTACAACTGCTGTAATACCGTCTAATGTATTTAGTTCTGCAGCAGTAGAAGTAACTCCATCTAGTATGTTCAACTCTGCTGCTGTAGCTGTAACACCATCAAGTATGTTTAGTTCTGCAGTAGTAGCCGTAACACCATCCATTACATTGAGTTCAGCAGTAGTTGCAGTCACACCGTCCAAGATGTTTAGCTCTGCTGCTGTAGATGTTACTACCGTACCTGCAAGAGCAAGTCCATTTGTTCCATCGTGAGATGCTACATTAAAGTTAAAAGAACCATCAGCAAATGTAGTGTTACCTGTAATAGTAATAGTGCTACCATCTGCAGTAATACTATCTAGTGCAATGTTTCCTACGTTAGTAATGTCTGCATCACCAAAGGATGTAGCAGCTAACGTAGTTGTACCAGAGACTGCAAGAGTACCGCCAATAGAAGTGTTGCCACTTGTATCTGCAACGGTAAACTTATTTGAGTCCATAGCAAGACCGCCATTTAGTGTCGTAGCTCCTGTTACTACAAGAGTACCTGCCACTGTAGCATTTGCATCTACAGCAAGCGTATCTATGTTTGCTTGTCCATCTATATATAAGTCACGCCACTCAGAACCTGTAGCACCCAGGTCATGTGTATCATCTGCAGAAGGTAAAAGAGCAGAAGCAATATCAGCAGTTACTGTAACTGTATCTGAAGCTGCGTTACCAAGTGTAGTGTTTCCATTTACAGATAAGTTACCTGTTACTGTAGCATTCTCATCTACTTGAAGTGTATCTACTGTAGCCGTACCATCTAAGTATAAGTCTTTAAACTCTACAGAACTTGTACCTAAGTCTATATCGTTATCTGTAACAGGTACAACAACACCGTCTTGAAACCGTATTTGCTCTACTGCTGAAGAAGAAACCTCAACAAATACACCATGCCTGTTGTTACTTGTATCTACTGCAACTTTGTTTAAAGCATCAGTATCAGCTATGAGAGGTACGTATGCACCTTCAGTTGAGCTACCATCATGTTTATGTCCACCTGATAAAGCAAACGCATCTCGTATTGCGTTATACTCTGCGTTTACTGGTGCAGCTTTAATAACCTCATTAGGTTGTATTGTTGATGCTGACTGTCTTGCATAACCTGCCATGTTATAACCTATCTCCTACCCCAAATGTAATTACTAATCCTTGTATACTGTGTGACGGTTTTGTGTCATTTGTAACATATCTTACTGATATAGACTTACCTGATCCAGATATATTTGTTCTTCTTATAGGTGAAGGACTACCATCATATACAGCACCGCTAGTAGCATCAGCAGCAGCATACGCAGCTTCGTTGTAGTAAGCAGCAGCATTCGTATTACTTAATGTAAAGTCATTGGGGTTTAAAACATTTACATCTTCATAATCATATACTGCTGACATTAGTATTTCATTATCACCTTCAGAACGTAGATAAGTTGCTATTGTATAAAATATTTTACGTTGTTCTGGATCTTGCATATACAGGTAAGGAGTTTGAAAGGCGCTAAATATATCTTCACCTGAAAAGCTGTTACCTCTTTCTTGTCGGTAAACTTTACCTGTGCTGTCTCCATGTAATACAAATTCGTTTTGTCCTATGTAACCACTGTCTGCACAAGTAGCTGTGATACCTAATAATTGCCCATACTCAAACTGTAGTCCATTAGGTGTTTGTCTAAAACCTCCTATAACACCTTGTGTATCTGCAGCAGCAAAGAAGTATCTAAACTGAGTCTTACCTCTAATAATAACAGCATTTAAACCATCTAAGTCTATATCAAAAACAACATCTGTAAATACTGACTGAATATCTTTTGATACAGTTTCTAGGTTTACGTCACCTATTTTATCTGTACCAGAAACAGGCCGTAAACCATCCTGTGATAAGAATAGTAAATCACCACCTATTTCTATAACACTGTCTGTAGCTAAACACCCAAGATTATCTGTAACAGATTCTAATACGAAATTAGAAATATTATTACCAACAAGCTTACGAATGTTGTTACTGCCAAAAATAAACAAAGCATCACGAAACGTCTTTATAGCTACTATAGGAAAGCCTACATTTATTACGCCAGAACCATTAGCTGCGCTAAAATCTGTTTCTGCTAATGGTGCACTAAAATATAAGTTAGTATCTTCATTAGGATCAGCCGCTAAGAACATATGGTTTTGAAACACAGCAGATACTTTAGGATCGTCAGGTGCGTTGGCGTGTGTTATCTGAGTATATGTTGATCCATCGTAAGTTGCTGCAGGATTTACACCATCAGTCAAAATAACTTTAGGGCTACCAAAATTAAACTTTGTAAATCTAACTTTAGTAACTCCTGACATTGTAGGAGAACCTGAAGTAGATACAGCAGTCCAAGAAGAGCCAGAGTTACTCCAATGGTGTAAATAGTTATTACCGCTAGAGGGAGTACGACAAGCTAGGACACCATCATTAATACCGTTAGCTACACAAACACCAAGTACACTTCCTGTGCCTGTTACTGTACCAAAGTCGTTACTAAATCCGTTTATCTTACGGTAGCCACCAGTAACAGATGGTTCGTAGTTTGTAAGTTTTACAGCAGAGCCAGGTTGTGTTTCACCTTGAGATAACACATCCCTACTGGTGTTTAGTCCACCCTGACAAAAAACTTTAAAGGAAGCTAGATTGTCAGCCATTACATATTACCACTAAATGCACTTGTCCCTGAACGTTCTATTACTGTGGAGCGAACTACTAATATATCATCTACTAAAACTCTACGCATTGCTTTTATGCCATCTTCAAAATTGTTTTGATGCATTGCAGCACTTTGTTCATTGCTACGGAATCGCATCATGAACATCATAGCACCGTCTATAACTACATGTTTAAAACGCTCAGGTATAATTACTGTATCATTATAATTTGTTAATTCTGTGGGGAAACTCCAGTAGACGTACTCTATCTGGTAGGCTGCATCTGGTACAGGTGTAACACCAAACTTCTCTTCTAGTGTTTGATATACGTAAATGGGTGCGCCATCTCCATTAGTTAAATCACCTGTATCGTCTATACTACGATGGTTTTGTATATAGTCATCATAAGAAATAGGTCTAAGCCTCATGGGAGTGTTACCTTTTGAGGTAAGCTTTTTAAGATAAAACGTATCCCAATCTGTGCTAGAGTAATCATTAGGAAAACTATACTGTCTAGTACCTGCAGTAAGAGACTGTGTTTCAGTTGTTTTTAAGAAAGGCCACTCCTGGCCGTCTTGTACAATAAGACGTATACTATTATTGATAGCATCTTTAGCTAAAGCTTGAACATTACGTACTGAGTCAAAACCTTCACCATTAGCATCTAAGGTAACTTCATTTAACCTGCGTAATAATTCATTAACTAATGTAACGTATATAGCCATTTTAGTATCCCTTAGATGTACTTAAAGGGGCAAGTTTCCCTGCCCCCCTAGTTTTGCGCTTATGCAAGCAAGTCACGATCTACTTCGTCAGGAGCAGCATCGCCTTGATCACTAACATCCATCATCATAGCGTAAACACGTAGTTTACCTGCTGTGAATGTTGCACCATCACCTGCAAAAGTCAGGTCTAGTGTGTCTGCTGAAGCAAGCGTAACGTCTGCAGCAGGTGTAGCTGAAGGAGCATATGCCCCGTCTGCTGCGCCATCAATATCAAACGCTGCAACAAATTCGTCAGCATCTGCTGCACCCAATGTTACTGTTGCGTTTGTACCAGTGTTCATAGTTGCAGATTCTACAACACAAACACCAGCATGAAGTACCCTTGTATTAGCAGGTATTGTGAGACATTGAACTACGTCAGCAGATGAACAGTCAATAGCCTGTGCAGTAAGATCAATAGTTTTCTGTACCATGTAAGGCGAACGCCCTCTTTGGGAATTACCGTGTGCAGGTAAAAGCAAAGCTGTTAGAGTAGCCATAAGTTTATCCTCCCTTACGCTGCGTTATATTTAGCAGTTACGATAGCTTCTGGACGAAGTATCTTCCTGCCATAAAGGTGCATACCACGAACGATGTCACTAAATGAGTCTGGATCACGATAAGTCTCAACTTTGTTGATTTGCTCTGCAGTTGCTACTGCTGAGTCGTGACCTGCCACGATAACACCGAAGTTAGTATTTTGATTTGCTGATCCAGTTGTACCTGCACCTGTTCCTACAGCAGGTAGGTTTGATGATGTGTACATACGGAAGCCATGAATGTTATTCAAGACTAAACCGTTTTGCAGCCCTGCTCCACCGAAGTCAGCATTCATCATGCGTGAATCTTCGTCTTTGAGTAGTTCTACAAACACAGGGTCAACAACGAGCCATCTGCCTCTTGTATCAACTTGCTGTTGATCTAAAAGACGCCCCATACGAGCTATAACTTGTAAGGGAGTTGCTGTTGCAGTATCAGCAGCAGTTGCACCGCCTAAACGTGGCTTCAATGGAATTGAGTGATCACCTGCAGAGGATGTCGTAATGTTTCCAAAGTCACCCTTCTTAAGCTTCATAGAAGAAAGAAGTTCGTCTGTACCTGCAGTTGAAACAGCTACTGAACCGTTTACTTGGTCATTAACTGTTCCTGCATTTGCGTGTAGCGCAGACTGTTTGAAACCTGCCAAATAGCCAAGACATTCTTGATCCATTTGATCAGCTAGTCTGTATGCTGCACGATCAGTTGCAAGTTGCATAAAATCTACGTGACTATGGGCTTCCTCAATATCGTCCATCTTAAAAGCAAAATAATTGGCTTTATCAACAGTTAACTGAAATTCTTCATCGTCAAGATCTTGTGCTTGGATTTGGGTTCCACGAGCATATGCGGATACAGAAATTTCTGGCTCCTTAATAATTTTGACCGTGTCGCCTTGGTTAGCAATCTCACCAAAATAATCGTTATTGGTAATTGCGTTAGCTACGGCACTCTTGCGGAATGCAAGTTGTACCTGCTTGGAATAAATGATTGGTGAAAAGTTACCGTTTGGTAAATTCCCATAACCACTTGCTGTAGTAAAAGCCATTGTAATTCTCCTTATATAGATATGGCTATGTTAAGTTTTACACATCATATCCACGAAAGAGGCCGTTCATTTTAGGGTAGTCAGTGTTGCTAATCAGTTGGCCTACTTCATAGCTACTGGGCCTATATGTCTGGGTAGTTCTTATTGTGGCTTAGTGTTAGTCACACGATAGAGTGATATTTAAGTCACTCTAATCATGTTAGTAGTTATACTTACGAATTTGTTATTGTCAAGTAATTATTTAGACATATCGTAAATAAACTTTCCACTACGAATAGCTTCCATGATCTCATCAGATCGTTTCTCATATTCTCTAGTGGACATCTTGTTAATCTGAGACTCACGAAGGTATGTATTACTTTCTTCAGTTTCAGGTGTATTACGTACACGAGCCTTGACAGCCTTAGCTGCAGCTTTATCTTCTGTGTTACGTTTCTTTGTAGTAATACCTTTGTCTGCTTTATATAAGTCTATGACTCTAGATACAGACTTGGCATCATCAACATTCTCATATAGCGCATCTTGTACCCACTTAGGCTGCTCTTTAGCCCACTCATGGAAAGTATCATCTGCACGAATACCTTCAAAGTCAGGGTGCATACTCAGTAATTCAGCTTCAGCTTTCTCACGTTTAGCATTTACACGTAACTCTTCTACTTCTTTTAAACGCTTATCAATATCTAATGAACGCTCTTGTGCTTTCTTATCTGCTATAGCTTCTACTATTCCTGCTACATCAGGATACTTTTTAGCCCAGGCTTCTATCTCTTTGTCTGACTTAGGTAGTACAAGTTCATTCTTAGCTGCTGAGTCTAGCTGTCCTTTTAACTTTTCTAATTCTGTCTTATGCTCTTCAGCTTTGTCTTGCATGTGGCGTTGAATGTCAGCATAGCGTTGCTTAAATGTTTTCTCTTCTGCGCTTAAGTCATCGTCTGAGGTTTCTTCTTGTGCTTCAGCTTTTGGTTCTTCTTCTTGTTTGGCATCACCTTTTGCTTGAACTGGGGCGTCCTTAACAGTTTCGCTACTGGGTTCTTCTTCCTGTTCTGAGCCACCTGTGTGTTCCTCTAAGAGTTGCTTTAGCTCTTCTTCATCACGCTGTGCACGAGCCGCATTTCTACGATGTGCTGCAGAGTCTACCATTATAGGCTTTGCTTCTTCCGTTGCTGCTGCTGTTTGTTCTACCATTTTGTTTTCTCCTTATGTGGGGCCAGTAATTAAACTGGGTATCCTTATAGTTATATGGAATTGTGTTTTATACAAGTTCTCCTGGTGCTGTTATACTTGCACTAGTAGTTTCTGTTTTTCCGTAGGTAGATCTATTTTCTCCTACTGTATTACCACTATTATCTTTGGTAAAGATAACAGGATCATCATCGTTGTTTAGTACGGTTCCTTGTTTTAAAGTTGCTCCTGTTGGAATAACTGTTGGTGTTGATCTTGGGCTAGGTTTGTTACTTACCTTTGTGCTACTTCCTGCAGTGCTTCCTTCAAGCTGAGTCGTATCTGCAGTTATATCTCCATCTCTACGTGAACCCATAAAAGATTTTTGTAAATTATCACCCTGTACACCAAAACCTTCATCGTCAAAACCAAGTAAATCACCTAGCCAAGTATTACCAAAATCTTTACCTCCCTCTAGCCCCTCATACAAACTACCTTCACCACCAAAGATGCTTCCCTTACGTTTGCTTTGATCTGTTAGTTTATCATTGTAAGCAGCTACAGCTTTAGCGTTTATAAGAGCAGTTACAGGTATTCCTAATTGACCTGCTAGTGCAGTAGATAGGTTAGCTAGTAAGCCTAAACCTTTAGTTGTTTTATCTAAGTCTTTGTCTCCCATTGACTCAGCAGCAGAAGATACACTAGTAGAGAGTGGATCACTAGAGTTATTGTCACTAACCTCTGGCTCTTCACCTACTGTAGTTTCTGTTGTGGTTTGTATAAGTTTAGTAGTCCACCCATCAGATAACATTTGCTCATACACATCTTGAGTAGTAGCATACTTAGGATTCTCACCTTCTTTGTACATTAAGACAGGAACAAAGCCGCTAGGAGTAGCAAAAGAAAACCCTGCTTGATACTTACTAAAGTCAAACTGGGCTTGTGTTGGATCAACATCTTGAGCCATACCACCTGTTTGATAACCTGCGTTACCCATAGCAACAGGTGCGCCTTGTCTATACATCATCTGTTGTTGTTGATAAGGATCTGCCATTGTAGACTGAGAAGCTTGACCTGTAATGAAGCCACCTACTGCAGCACCTATAGCGTCTAGCTCTGCCATCTCTTCAGGTGTAAGATCATTATCGTTAGCAGGTACAGGTTGACCACCTATACGTCCTTCTGCATCCATACGAGCTAATTCCATCTTAGCATTTTCTCGTAAGTCTTCAAAGAACTTCATGCCATAAAAACGAAGAACATCAGCAGGTACTACATATTCACCCTCACTTAGCTGTGCAGGAATGTCATCTCGTACTTCTTCAGGTAAAGAGCCTGGTGGTACTTCATTGCCTGATACTGGGTCTACGTCCTTGTCCTCTGCCATAAACACCATAGTCATTTGTTCATCGTCATTTAGTGCCATTAACTTTATCCCTCAAATATTTTAGCCTTCGTAATGTAGATATTGAACCTTGGCAACGATGCAAGTCTATTGCCACCTCTGACTGTTCTAGCCTTCTATGCTGCTCAAGAATTAAAATATCTAGTTCTTCACAGCATGCATCCCACTTTGCTTTATTGTTTACAAAAGCTTTAAGCGACATTACCACTGAATCCTTGTTCACCTGGAACTGGGGCTGTTCCTGTACCTATGTTTCCACCTCCTGCTCCTGTCGGGTCTTGTACGTCTGCACCTGCAGGTGGCGCACCTTCTTCAGGAGGAGCTTGTTGTTGTTCAGGGGTTGGCATAGGTTGTTGGAAAGCTTTCATTATCTCAGCTTGTATTGCTGCATCTGCCATAGAGTTTGTAACTTTGTCAGGGTCTAGGTCCATGCTCTTAGCTATCTCTCGTACAATGTAATCCATCTTAGCAAAGGGTGCTAACATTGGGTTAGAAGCTACCTGTAAGAATTGCATTAAGCGTTGGCTGCGTACTTCGTTAGCCATAAGGCTTTCAGTACCATTAGCTTTTACTTCTAAGTCACCACGTATACCTTCATCAAAGTCAAACTGCATGTTAAATGCAAAGAATGCTCTACCTATAGGTGCTAGAAGATAATCGTCTACGTTCTTTACAACAGTCCTGATACTACCGTTGGCAGCAGACATAAGCATACTAATACCAGAAGCAGTACGACCCACACCCGAAACGCCTGTTTGACCATGAGCGAAAGATGGGAAACCAGTTGATTCATCTGCTAATACCCTTGCCTTATCAAATAGCTGCATGTTTTCACCTGCAACGTTTGGAAACTTAGTGCCAAAGATAGC